GCGAAGGTCAAGCCGATTGTCAAGGATACGGCGGACGAGGTCAAGCAGACTGTTGACAGGGTTGTGCATCCAGCGGAACCCGATCCAGAGTATCAGAAATGGCTAAAGATACTTGATAATATTGACTCCTACGACGGGACCGGGAAGGGGCAACTGAAAATATGAAAAGCAAGGTAGATACGACTTTCATCTATGACCGCTACCAAAAGGGAGTTGACTGGCACAATAAAAACTCGCTTTACAGCACGACAGACAAGTGCCATGCGTTCTTCAACGGCGACCAGTGGAGGTATGTGGAAAGCGGAGATGAAACTCTTCCGCAGTACAACTTCATCCAGCCAGTTTGCGAGCATAAAATCGCTATGGTGGCGATGAACAACATGGAGATTGTCTATTCGTCTGAAAACACAGGTCCGATGCGGCAATACTTTGTTGAAGCCTGTGAACAGCTTAACAAACTGGCGCGGCAGAAGTGGGAGCAAAAGAAGTGGGATGCCAAGTCGTGGGATGTAATCAAGCAGGCTTGTATTGCGGGTGACGCTTATGTGTACTTCTACAACGCCAACTTGGACTTCGACATTATCGACCGGACAAACATTTATTTGTCGGACGAGCAACAGGCCGACATTCAAAAGCAAAAGTATATCATCATCGAGGAAAGACGATTTGTCGATGATATCAAAAAAGAAGCCAAGGAAACCGGCGTTGACGAGTCCGATATCATTAACATTTTGGACGATGATGACACCGATACGCAACCGGACAATGTCAAGGGCAACGAAAAAGACGGCAAATGCCTGTCGCTTTTATACATCTGCAAGAAAAAAGACGGCATATACTTTTCAAGGTCGACCAAAACGGTGGTGTACCAGCCGGAAACAAAGGTCGATGGACTAAAGTATTATCCGATAGCCAGTTTGCTGTGGTCGACTGTCAGGGGCTCCGCAAGAGGTGTTGGCGAGGTTGAGTATTTAATCCCCAATCAGATAATGACAAATAAACTGCTTGCGAGGCGAGATATCAATCTCAAGATGGTGGGCTTTGCAAAACCCGTTTACTTGACAGATGGCGTGAGTAACCCCGAAGATATCGACAAGGTCGGTGCAAAGATTGGAGTAAAGGGTCCGACCGTCCAAAGGGCACAAGATGCGTTTGGATATATCAATCCTGCACCGATCCCAGCCGCCGCAAGCGAGTTGCAAAGCGAAATAGTCACGATGTCAAGGGACTTGGCAAACGCCGGCGACAGTGCAACGGGGAATGTCAACCCGGAAAAAGCGTCTGGAGCGGCCATTATTGCGGTTCGTGACCAGCAGGCAATTAGCACTACCCCGAATGTGGCGGCTTATAAACAATTTGTGGAAGATATAGCGATTATATGGCTTGACGTGTGGACTGCGTACAACCCAGATGGGCTTTCCGTTGCGTTCGAGGAAGACGGCGAGGAAGTGTCGGACGTTATCCCGCCCGAAATCCTGGCAGAACTGTCTGCGAATATCCGCATAGACATTTCGCCCGTCAATCCATACAGTAAGTACGCAAGTAAGCAGTTTGTCGAGAACCTTATGGGGAATCCCGTATTCCAGGACACGGACAAGTTGCAAGAGTACCACGACCTGCTTCCCGATGACGGAATTATCCCAAAAGGCAAGATACAGGACATTATAGACGCAAGAAGAGAAGCAGAAGCGCAGATGATGCAAACACCGCCACAGATTCAGCCCGAAATGATGCAAGGAGGACTCAATGAACTGCCCGAAATGTAAAAACGCAATGTATGTAGATAGCGTGGAAAAAACCGAAACCACGACACGGTATATTTATGTCTGTGTCAATCCTAAATGCGAGGACCATAAAAAGGCTCACACGCTGACAGGCGAAGAAAAGGAAACTACAATCCAGTGAAAGAACTTTTGATCGGTTGCGGAAGCAATTCGGAAAAGAAAATCTGCCTTGACTCTGTGGAATGGCACGACCTAACAAGGCTTGACAACAACCCTGACCATAACCCTGATGTGCTGTGGGACTTGACCGTTCATCCTTTGCCGTTTGGCGATGAGGAGTTTGACGAGATACACGCTTACCAAGTACTGGAGCATTTAGCCAATCAAGGCGACTATGAGTTTTTCTTTGCAGAGTTTACCGAGTACGCAAGGATACTTAAACCAAACGGCCTGTTCTGTGCATCTGTGCCTGTTGGCAAGTGGGCATGGGGCGATCCTTCTCATAGAAGAGCGATAACAGCAGAGACTTTAATCTTTTTAGATCAATCAAGTTATGACCAAGTCGGGCAAACAACAATGTCTGACTTTCGGCATATATACAAAGCAAACTTCAAGTTAATTTTCAGTCAAGAAGACGAGAGCGGATATTACTTTATTCTGCAAAAGGTATAATCTATCGACTTTGCAGAAAAAACCGCTGTACGGGGCGATTTACCGCCTCAAAACCGCTGGCATAGCGTAAAAACCAAAGGAGAAACACATGGAAGATGATAAGGTATTAAACGATACCCAAGAGACTGTCGTAGAGTCCGAAGAAGTCACCACGGCAAGCGAAGCAACCGAAACTGTCGAGGAAACCTCGGAAGTCAAGGAAGAACCCGTCGCAAAGGTTCAAGGTGCAGACGAGAACGCCAAGTACGCCGCCGCAAGACGGGAGGCCGAAGCAAAAGCCAAAGCATTAGAGGCACAAAACAAAAGACTGTTGGATGCACTCAAGGGGTACGGCTATGAAGGCTCACCCGAAGAAATCGCAGACAACCTTTTAGCAGCGCAGAAGGGCATTACGCCCGAAGAAGCCAAGCAGCAGAGAGAAGCGGAAGAAGCGAAAATACGGGAAGCGGAAAACACAAAGGGCGAATTGGAGTTTTACAAGAAGTTAGCCATCGAAAAACTAATGGCAGACGATTTACGAACGTTACAGGAAGTCTATCCGGAAGTAAAAAGTTTTGATGAAATGGGCGATGAGTTTATGTCGCTATTGACAGCAACGCATGACCCTATCCTTGCTTATGAGGCAGTCAAGGCGAAAGAAGCCAAGACCAAAAAAGCGCCGCCCCCTGAAATGGGGTCAGTCGGCACAACTGCTGGCAAGGAAAAGGACTTTTACACTCCGGGCGAAGTAGACAAACTAACTGCATCGGACTACGACAACAACCCAAAACTCATGGACATAGTCAGAAAGTCGATGCTCAAATGGAAATAGGAGTGATTTTATATGGCTTATGCAAATTTCAAACAGACCTTTTGGTCGAAGCATTACCAGCGTGAGCTTGAAAACAAAGCGATTCTTGCCGAATGGTGCAATCGTGAGTTTGAGGGCGAAGCTAAATATGGTAATCTTGTAAAAATCCTCGGCGTGGGTGCGGTGACTATCGGCAACTATGAGGGAGCCACAATCGGCCCGCCTGAAACTGTAGCGGATTCGTCCGTTATGTTGGCTATCGATAAGGCAAAATACTTCAATTTCGGTGTCGACGATGTAGACAAGGCGCAGAGCAAACCCGGCTTGATGGAAGCATTGATGGCCGAATCGGCCTATGCAATGGCTCACCAGATCGACACAGATATTGCCGCCGCTTCCGTGGATGCCGGAAACTTCTCCGGCTCTTTGCAGATCGCTTCTGCCGCAAACGCCAAGGCCGCCGTTGATGCCGGACTTGTCAAACTTCGTGAAAACAATGTCCAAATCACAGACGAAGTGGTTATCGAACTCGCCCCGTTTGTGTATCAGTTCCTCAAAGAAAAGTACATTGACCTGGACACCAACAACAGCGAACTCTTGAAAAAGGGCATCGTAGGTTACTATGACAACGCAAGAGTCAGAGTCAGCAACAATCTCTACAACGACATTACTGATGACTACTGCATGATTAGAACCAAAAAGGCTATTGCCTATGTAAACCAGATTGATAAGGTAGAAGCATACAGACCCGACGACCTTTTCAACGACGCAATCAAGGGGCTTAATGTGTACGGTATCAAGGTCGTAAGACCTAAAGAGCTGTATGTCATTAAGGCTCATAAATAAGGGGGTGTAGAATATGGGTGCAACTACAATTACCAAAGTTGAATTGACCCGCAACGCCGCAACAAATGTTCCTACGGCTGCTACTGTAGTGAAAACTGACGGCGCATTGGTCACTTTTGATAAAGACGACCAGAAAATCTTACTGTTGCTCAAGAACAATGTCTCCAATGTAACGCACACCGCGGTGATTAAAGCCGGAAATGGCATTCAGGGTGTTTCGGACCTTGAAATCACGCTTACCGGCTACAACACGACGGCAGGAAATGAAAAAGCCGTTGTTATCGAGTCCGGGAGGTATATGGATGTTTCCGGG